GAGTGTTTAGGAATAAGCTTACTAAAGAAGATTTTGCTTTATTATGTTCATATATAAGCGTGCCGCATAAAGATTTTGTAGATATAACAAAGTTATTCTAAATTCGAAAATCGATACATAAAATCTCTCTTCATATTAGGAGATAACTTGTTAACATATTTCATCATCATATCTTTATCATTACGAATTAAATACAATTCTGCTATTAATAGATTTGAACCATCTACACTTAACCGTTGTATAAAATTCTCGTCAATTTTTTTTCCAAGAAATTTAAATTTCTCTTCTTCCGTCATATTGTGGTCAAAAATCGTTTCCATAACATACATATTTAATTGTTATCCTTAATGATTACATCGCAAATGTAGTAAATTATGCTGAAGCCCACATTATTTCCTGTTGATTTTTTAAGAGAAATGCGACACGCCAGCCAATCCGCCAGCGTGCCGCATTCTCTTTGCTTACCCGACTAACGTCTTGTGTTTAACTTGCTCCCATTGAAGCGAGCCAAGCGATTCTACCAACTTGCCGAAGTGGAAATCAAAATTGAAATTATCCATCATGTGTTCGACCTCCTCTTCTGGGTAAGTCTTACTGAGAATCTGATAAACGTTTTCTCTTACGAGAGCCATTTGGTTAAGACACTGGGCGAAATCGTTTGTGTTGAAATCGATAACTCCGTTCATAATCTCGTTTGCTTTCTTGTTGTTAAATTCAGCCATTGTTGTGAAATTTTATGTGGTTTAATTAATAAGATGGATTTGTTTATTTTGGATTTTAGAAAGGGCGCGATTCTTCGTCAAACAAAGACTTGTCGCTATTTTCCATGTGGAAGAGCTGATTGATTAGGTTGAAACCAAGATGATTCCATGCGACATACGCCTTGATGTCATCACCGAAAACATGATATGTCCTTTTGCAATACACCACCATTGGAAGGTTTGTCAGTTTTTCTGTAGGATACCAAGAGCCATTAATATTGACTATATATCCGTTGTTTGACAACATATTGTTCAAGTACTGGGCCGTTGTCTTCAATTTCTTTGCTATCGTTGTTATATTGAAGAAAGGGCCGTTTTTCGGTGCATCATCGCAGTATTGGTTGTTTGCCTCATGCTGCCTTGTATTAGTACTTGCCTCTAATGCTTGGCGCAGCAGAGCGTTATTCTCTTTTAGGGCTTCTATTAATTCTCTGGAATGGTCATCATCGGAATGTGTGTCTGCTTCATATTTACCTGTGAGCCTAATTCGTTTAAGGATTTCTTTCACCCCTTTCTTGAACTCCTTAGCTTTTGGCAGGCGCGATAGCATCAAGACTTCGTAAACGCCAAATTCAGTAAGGAAAAGGTAGTTATTGGCTTTGTAACTATCTGATTCTGAGGGGATATAACTATCACTTATATCCGAATTTTGCAAACTCAACTTGGCATAAATAACCATTTTCTCATCATCATCAATCTTTGATATCATCTTTGATGGATTTGAATGACCAAGCCATTTTGCAACATCTTTAGCCAAAAACAAAGGCTTTTCCCTTGTGCCATAGACATTGACTTGTTGATTACAAATAACCTCGCTGTCAATCACTGTGATTTTTTGATTTTCAACCATAATTAATTTAATATTTAGCATTTTAGGCAATAAAAATAGCGGTATTGCCTTTCCCGCTGCTAAAACTACTGGTTGAATGGTAGATTCGGAATGCCATTATAGCAATTCCACGGGGGTACAATACCGCCTTATATATCCTCTATGAGGACAAAAAGGGGCTATGGTAACTCTTTAATGTAATTAAAGATTCCATTCAACAAATAAAGTTTTAACACCGCAAAGATACTACTTTTATATCTAACCACAAACATAATTGCGATTTATTTTATTCCAATTTTATGATTTTGTATTCCTGCCTTGTTATTCCCAATTTCTTCCTGTAGTCCTCTACTTCCGAAAGGATGTAATTGCGCTTTATCTTATCTGCTTCATTTAAAATATATCCAATATTGTTGCCATTGGCCATGAACTCTTTATTATCCCTTCTGACGAGTACATATCTACATTTGCCTGCCATATTGGAATACCTCGCTCCATAGTCGCGTAATTCAAGAAGTTTTGAGGCTTGCTTTCTTAATATCTTCAATAGTCTTACTTTCATTGCTCAACGAATTTTCGCATTACATTCAGCTCTGACATACTAAGGCTATAGATTTTGGATTTTGCAGTTCGTAGCGTTCCGCAGATGCTATATCCTCCGTCTTCTGTTTCGACAATAACCTTTTCTTCTGCCGTATATTGCACGTTATTAAGCAATTCAGCTACAATGTGACGCAGCACTTTTATTTCTTTATCATTCATTGTTTCTCTTAGCTTAATCTGTTATGCGATAGAAGTAATCAGCTTGCTCACCTTGCAAGTTCTCTAATGCGTAGTCGTTGGCTTCATTCCAAAGTTTATTGTAAAGATAAGCTTTATCATTTTCTTCATCTGTGCCATTCTCAACATAATGGTAGCAAATCTTATGATTAAGAACAAGTACAAGTTCAGTAAGGTATTTGTAATCTTCTTTCCACTCATCAAAGGCACGGTTAAACGTGTCTTGAATGGCTTGCAAGCCGTATGTGTCAGCAATGGAGAAATCTTGCCAGAATGTAGTGAAAGGTTTGTAGCCTGTTTCTTCTTCAATGTTCCATCTGGGAATTATCATTTTTAATTTTGCCATATCTGTATGTTTTACATTGTTATTATCAATTCTTCATTTCTTAGTCGGTTTTATTGCGTCTATTGTTTGCTTCCAATATGCAACACATTTCCTCATTGTCTTATTACCATCACCAGACTTCTAATGGCTGAGGATATTCTCCTCTATCTATGATAACATCCATTACCTGTATAGCCAATTCAAAATCCTCGTAATATCCGAAAACCCATTGCTCGCCATCGTGTCCGTCTGGATTATTGATATACACCATATATTTGTCTTTCTCCTTCTCAACACAGATAAATTCATGTCGGTTAATATACACAGTTCCTGAAAACATATCTTGTTCAGTGTCTTCAACTTCGTGCGTAGTAACACCCATCTTGAAATAGAAGAATCTTTTAAAAATCAAGCATTTTGTCGTAAAGTTGGAAAGACTATTCTTCATATTATTATTTAATTTTAGTCGGTTTTGTTGAATCTATTGTTTGCTTCCAATACGCAATCCATTTCCTCATTGTTGCTATATCGGAATTTCCTATATTGTAAACTGTTGAAGTATATAATTGGCCAAAAGCGCTACATTGCTCGATATGGCTATTTGCAACCACAGCCGAAACAATGTTCAGCATTGTTTGTATTTCTTCTATTGTGTATTCCATAATTGAAATTCCTGTTATGCTATTTATGGTCAAAATCATGATACTTTATAACAGAGACAGACTTTAAACGACCCTGTGCATCTTTGTGAGCAACAAGTTCATACCAAGCCTTTGCCTGTATATCATTCACAGCAATAATTCTACCATTCTTTACAGAGAACCAGCGACTTTCCGACATGAACAACTTATTGGCTCGTATTTCAAAATCTGTTCGCTTGGCATTATATGTGTCATAATTCTCAGTATGAGAAGCGTATCGCCCAAGCACTCTTTCTGCAAAGTTGATAACTTTAGAACGGGTTACGCCATTAGGTATAATCTCATTTCCACTATCATAGACAAACTCATTATAGGAGTTGCCAACCTGCTTTAAACTTTCCATTATGCTATTTCCAAATAATTCAAACCAAATGTTTCAGAGCATTCAACAAATTTGCCGAATCGGTCTTTATTCGTTGCAATAGACTTAAACCATTGCTTCACTTGATATGAGCCACATTTGAGCATATCTGCCAATTTCCAAGTGGTTTGGTCAAATGCCATTCGCAAATCATTCTCTTTCTGAGCCTTTGCACCAAAATAAACCAACAAAGCCTTAACAGCATTTGCCTTTTCATCAATACTTGTGCCGTATAGCAATATTTCTTGAATATCCATGCAAATTTCTGATTTCTCGCTATTGATAGAATCTGATAAATTCTTCAAAAACCAATTCTCATCTTCTGAAAGATTGAACATCTTCGTGATTGCCTTAATATCTTTTGAGTAAACTGACTTCATAATTCTCATTTTTAGGTGGTTAGTTGTAAATTCCCTTTCTTTTATATTGCAAAGATAGATATAATTTTTATATATACCAAATGTTTTCGCTAATATTTTAGATGTAAGTACAATTATTTTTCACATGCTCCATATTCACGCAGCGCGAAAATACACATAAATACATAGCTTTTTTGACTACTCAAAAATTTTATTAGCGTAACTCGCTGATAATCAAGTGGTGTTTTATGCAAGTGCATTGCATTTGCATTGCAAGTGCATTGCATTTGCATTGCAAGTGCATATTTCTCTACCTTAAATCCCTGATTTTCAGTCATTTAGAAACTGCGAAAAAAATCTCGAAAATTTCTTGGATTTTTTGGTCTGCCTCACTATATTACAATATATAATTTATTAATCTAAGTAATATTCACAGGTTCATATTACTTATCTTAATAAACCATATATTGTAATATTAGTGAGGCAGACCAAAAAATCACCCCTATATATTTAGCCGATGCTCGAAATTTTTCAAATTTCTCGCCGAA